AACTTTTTAAGAGGTGCTACTTGGAATGATAAGGTTATTATTGCAGACGAATCTCAGAATTATAGTTCAAAAGAATTGGTAACTCTTCTAACCCGTATTGGTGAGAATACAAAGATGTTTATTTGTGGTGACGCGATGCAGTCTGATATCGGAAATAAATCTGGTTTCATGAGAGTTTATGATTTATTTAATAATAAAGAAAGCGAAGAGCGCGGAATTTATTGTTTTCAATTCGATGAAGAAGATATCATGCGTAGTGAAATTTTAAAATATATAGTAAGCGTATTTAAGAAATTAGATAAAACAAACATACACTGATATAATACTGTATGAGCAATATCTACTGTTCAAGTTGCGGAACGAAACATGTTATTGGATCTAAATTCTGTACAAATTGCGGAAATTCTTTGGGCGGATTCAATAATGTAACTAAGCCAACTTTGCAGAATTCTATTCAAGCGAGAAACATATCTCGTAATCACGTTTCTGATGTTGATGAAGATGGTATACCAACTACATTTGTTAGACCATCTAAATTAGCTTATGAAATCGAAAAACCTGCTGGTAATAGATATTCTGGCAAGGATTTGTTTACTGCTCCTCCAGTTGATCCCAGCGAAAGAATTGGTTCGCGACCTAATTCTAACTACAGAAAATTGAGTAAGGAAGAATTTCTAGCACAATCTTTAAAAGAGTGCAGTTCGCGACCAATTCAAGATATAGATGAATCGTAAAAAGAAAAAGTTTGAGGACATGTATGAAATAATTGACCAAGTAATCAAGAAGCGAAAAAATAAGTGGAAGCTAAAAGCGATTACTTGGTTTGATTTTGAAGATATCGAACAAATTATAAAAGTTCATATCTATAAAAAGTGGCATCTATGGGATCAATCGCGAGCTATTGAGCCTTGGGTGAATCGTATAGTTACGAATCAAATTCGTAATATCATAAGAAACAATTATACCAGTTTTGCGCGTCCATGTTTATCTTGCCCATTCAATCAAAACAAGGAAGGTGAATCTGGCCCTGAAATGTCATGCGGATTCACATCAAGCGGTAAACAATGTGGCGAATGTCCTTTGTATGCCAAGTGGGAGAAGGTTAAGAAATCCGCATACGATGTTAAAATTACAGTAAGTTTAGAGAATCATAAAAATTATTTTATGAATTTTGAATCATCCGTAAGTTATGATTATAAAAATGCCGAGAAAAAATTACACGATTTAATGAAAGACAATTTAAGCGACAAGCATTTTTTTATTTATAAAATGTTTTTCATTGATAATCTTACAGATGATCAAGTAGCTAAAATTCTCAAGTTCAAAACGAGTGAAAAAGGTAGAAAAGCTGGTTACAAACAAATAAAAAATTTAAAAAAGATGCTCTATATTAAGGCGCAACATTTATTAAAAGAAAACGATATATTCTCATCTTAATATGTTAACTGACGAAAATAAAGCATTCTTATTAAAAAAGATTAACGAAGGAACACAAGATTATGTTGTATTAGCTAATCTCCTTCATAATCGCGAAGATCTTACTGGTAGATCTAAGGAAGCTAAATTAGTAAGAGATTTTTTAATTAGTACTGGATTCAGCAAAAAGCAAGAAAAGCCCAAGCCTACTCAAACTATTGAAATTCTAACTAAAGATAATTGTGAATTTATTGATCAGAATATCAAAACAGGTATAACTCCAAGACAGGTTACTGAATTGATATTTCATGAGAAGTTTGCTGGCCTAGAAAATTTAAATATTTTTATTACTCCTGAGTATCGCGCAATTCAAAAATACATAAAAGAAAAATATCCTGAATTTCTTGTTGATAACGAATCTGGTGTTGGTGAAAAATACTCGGTTCCTCGTTCTTTAAAAACAGTAATCAACAAAGTAAATAAATGGGCTGGTCAAAGCATTTCTGAAGAAAAGCTTTCTTTACAGCATAGAAAGTGCATGGAAAAACTTTTAGTTTATCTTTCAAGTCCAAGATTCGTTGGTAATTACGACTCCTACAATAGTTCAACAGATAAAGAACTATTCGAAGCAGAATTTGTAAGATCAGTTTGGGATAAGCCAGATCTTACTGTTGATGAAATTAATTTGTATATTAATGTTTGTATGGATTATATTAATTTGCGTCAAATAGATATTAAGAAAAATAAGATAAACGATATGTTCAATGAAACTCAGGATCAGAAAGACTTTACAATGCGCCTGACTGAGGTTTTGAAGACAATATCTGAAGAGTATAATCAATGTGCTGGTCGCATCGATAAAAGTATTCAAAAGCTTAATGGTGAAAGATCTAAACGTGTTGAACAACATCAACAAAAAAATGCTTCTATCATCAATCTTGTTGAACTATTTCAAGATGAACAAGAGCGTAAAATGATGATTCAAATCGCTGACATGCAAAAACGCGCAGTTAAAGAAGAAGCTGATCGTTTGGAAAATATGTCTTCATGGAAAGCTAGAATTTTGGGAATTTCGAAAGAAGATGCTATATGATTCAGTGTAAAATCTGTAGCGAATCTTTTAACAATGATAGATCTTTTCACGCTCACTTAAAGAAGCATAATCTTTATCAGGCTGAATACTATTGTAAGTATTATCCAAGATATTCTTTGTATTATCGTCAACAAATACCTTTTAAAAACAAGAAGCAGTATTTTGAGACAGAGTTTATTGATTACAATGAATTTACAAAGTGGGAAAAGTCTAATGATCAAGAAGTTGTAAAGGCTAAATGCTTACAACTACTTAAAAACAGGGTAGATGAAAAAAATTATCATTTCGCACCTTTTCATAATGAATTAGTGACCCTCAATATGCCTAGTTTAAATATTTATAAGAAATATTTTAACTCATATACAAGTGCTTGCAAATTGCTTAACATAGAACCTTTATTTAATAAAAATTTACCAGAATCATTCAGGACAACTGATGTTTCTAATTTACCTATTCTAGTAGATACTAGAGAGCAAGATCCATTAGATTTTAAAAATACTAAAGTAGAAAAGATATTCGTTGGGGATTATCTTATTGCAGATAGAAAATATTTTACAAACACTTTCGTAGATAGAAAAAGTGAATCTGATTTTCTAGGAACGATGGCATCTGGAATCGAACGATTTGAGCGTGAGTTGCAGAAAGCTGTTGAGCTTGATTGTTATTTATTTGTTGTTATTGAAAGCAGCGTTTCAAATATTTTAATAAATCAGAGAAAGTATAATAGAAAAACAAATCTAGAATATGTTTTTCATAATATGCGTAATTTGTGCCACAAATATCCTAGACGCATACAATTCATTTTTACTGGCAATAGAAATAAATCATTAGAGATTATACCAAAATTACTATATCATGGTAAGTCACTATGGCAGGTAGACATTCAATACTTTTTAGACAATGAGTTGGGAAACTGGCAACCAAGCACAAAGGAAGTCTCGTTTAATTTCCAATGAGGAATTAGCGAAGATACCTGGATATATAGAAGAGCGAGAAGCGAAGTTATTGTTTTATCAATTTCTTCGTAACAATACTACTTTCGCTACAGATCTAATAACTGGAGTGAAATTATTTCCATTCCAACACATGGCTATTAAAGGCATGTTGGAAAGTGATTATTTCTTGGGTGTATGGTCGCGTGGTATGAGTAAATCTTATACCACTGGTATTTATGCTGTATTAGATGCGATTTTAAATCAAGGCGTAGAAACTGGTATATTGTCTCGTTCTTTTCGCCAGTCAAAAATGATCTTTAAAAAGATCGAAGATATTGCTGCCAAGCCAGACGCTTATCTTTTAAAACAATGTATTACAAAGATTTCCAAATCTAATGACGAATGGGTGATGGAAATTGGACGAAGCAGAATACGAGCGTTGCCACTTGGTGATGGTGAAAAGCTTCGTGGTTTTCGCTTTCATAGAATTATTATTGACGAGTTTCTTTTGATGCCTGAGCGCATTTATAATGAAGTAATTGTACCATTCTTGTCTGTAGTTCAAAATCCTACTCAAAGAGAAGAGTTATATAATCTTGAAACTCAGTTGATTGCTAAAGGAGAGATGACAGAAGATGATAGATATATTTGGCCCAACAACAAATTGATCGCGCTATCCTCTGCCTCTTTTAAATTTGAATATTTATATAAATTATACGAGCAATACGAGAATTTAATATTTAATCCTAAAAATAAAGAAAAAACAAAGCGTTGTATCATGCAGTTTTCATATGACTGCGCTCCTCAACAGCTTTATGATCAGAATCTTATTAATCAAGCAAAAGCTACAATGAGTGAATCACAGTTCTTGCGCGAATTCGGCGCACAGTTCAGCGATGATAGCTCTGGATATTTCAAGATATCGAAGATGGCTTTATGTACTGTTCCTGATGGCGAATTACCTGCTGTAGAAGTTGCAGGTAATGGTGAAGATGAATATATCTTGGCGGTTGACCCTTCGTGGTCTGAAACGGAATCGTCTGACGACTTCGCAATTCAAGTTCTTAAAATAAATAAAGAAAAACAAATAAGCACATTGGTTCATTCATATGCTTTATCAGGTTCTTCATTAAAGGATCATATAAAGTATTTCTTATATCTATTACAGCACTTTAATGTTGTTGCTATTTGTATGGACTATAACGGTGGCGTTCAATTCATGAACTCTTGTAATGAAAGCGAAATATTTAAAGATGCTAAAATTAATTTAAAACCAATGGTTACTGAGTTTGAGCGATCAGAAGAATACGCTCAAAATTTATATTCTGCCAAAAGCGAGTATAACAAAACAGATTATAAATACGTTTTTCTAAGAAAGCCCACTTCTACTTGGATACGTCAAGCAAATGAATTGTTGCAAGCTAATTTTGATCATCGTCGTATATATTTTGCAAGTCGAGCTATTGATGACAATTTTAGAAATCAAACGAAGAGGCATATTGGTATTACTGATTTAAAGTTTTCTAATGCTTTGGACAGTGAAAAAGAAAATGAAGAAGCTAAAATGATTGATTTTGTTGAGCATTTATCAGATATGATTTTATTAACAAAGACAGAATGCGCTTTGATTCAAATCACAACTTCTGCTCAAGGTATGCAAAATTTTGATTTGCCACCTAATTTAAAACGCAAATCTGGTCCAGATAAACCTAGAAAAGATAGTTATTCTGCATTAGTATTAGGTAATTGGCTGTGTAAGATATATTTCGATATGAATAACACTCATGTTGAAGATGTTACTGAAACTTTTGAGCCTATGTTTATAGGTTAAAAGTTAAAAAGTCACTTTTAAAGTTACAATGTGTAACTATTATTAACATGAGTCGCAAATATAATAAACGTTCAGATTATTGGAGCAAATTTTCTAAAGCTCAAGATGGGCAAAGTGCGCCACTTGAGGATATGTTGAAAGATTATTCTGAACCATCTTTGGTTGGCGATCCTTTTTATTCTCAAGAATCAAAGGCTTCTACATACGAAAGAACTGGCACAGGTGAAAGCACTAATCTAAGAAGAAATCTAGCTTATGTAGGACCAAAGATCTATAAATATGGTAATATTAGAGAAGGATTATTACCATTTGAATTCTCTGTAAATGGTTACAATATTCGCGATGCAATTGAATTATGCCAAAAAGCTTATGCTAATGTAGCTATCTTTAGAAATGCAGTTGATATCATGTCTGAGTTTGCAAACGCTGAGATTTATTTGGAAGGTGGAAGTCAAAAAGCTAAAGACTTTTTCACAAAATGGATGAAGTATACAAGAATGTGGAATGTAAAAGATCAATACTTTCGTGAATATTATCGTAGTGGCAATGTTTTCTTTTATAAGATTAATGCCAAATTTGAAATAGATGATTTTCAAAAGATTCTTGAAACATATGCATCATATGATGGAGCTTCATATAATACAGATATTAAATTGTATAATTATCCAACTCCATATGATGTAAAGAATCTGATTCCAGTTCAGTATATTCTTCTCAATCCATTTTATTTAACTACTAATCATACCAGTTCTTGGCATCAAGTTGTTTATCAAAAGATTCTTTCAGAGTATGAACTTGAAAGATTGCGTTCACCTAAGAATGAGCATGATCAAATGGTCTTTAATAGTTTAGATAAAGAGACTCAAGATAAAATTAAAAACGGTCAATGGGCGCGTGATGGATTGAAGATTCAAATTAATCCTACAAATATTATCTATTCTTTTTATAAGAAGCAGGATTATGAGCCTTTTGCTGTACCATTTGGATTTGCAGTTCTTGATGATATTAACTTCAAGATGGAGATGAAAAAGATTGATCAAGCTATTTGCCGCACAATTGAGAATGTTATTCTATTGATAACGATGGGTACTGAGCCAAGCAAAGGTGGTATTAATCATAAAAATATTAAGGCCATGCAAAGTCTTTTGAGCAATCAATCAGTTGGTCGCGTTCTTGTTGCTGATTATACAACAAAAGCTGAGTTTATTATCCCTGATATGAATAAAGTTTTGGGATATGAAAAGTATAAGGTAGTGAACGAAGATATTAAAGAAGGTTTACAAAATATTTTAATTGGTTCTGAAAAATTTGCTAATACAACAGTTAAAGCGCAAGTATTTTTCGAAAGATTAAAGGAAGCTAGAAAAGCTTTCTTAAACGATTTTCTACAGCCTGAAATGGAATTAATTTTCCGTAATTTAGGATTCAAAGGTAAATGTCCAAAAGCTAAGTTTGAAGAAGTTTCTATTAAAGATGAAACTCAATTTAATCGTGTTGTTACTCGTATGATGGAGCTTGGTATTCTTCCTCCAGAAGAAGGTCTCAAGGTTATTGAAACTGGTATTTATCCAACACAAGAAGAATTGGCAGCAGCACAAGCTAAGTTTGTCGAAGAAAGAAAACAAGGATTTTATAATCCAATGGTTGGTGGTGTTCCTTTTATACCTCCTGCAATGCCTGAAATTGATGGTGCCAAGCCACCCATGAAGAAAACTACAACTCCAACAGAAAAAGGTCGTCCTCTTGGATCTAAAGCTTCAGTTTATGCGAAAGATGCTATTGCAAAAGTAATGGATAAAACAAAAGATTTATATTCTATTGTTGAAGCGGGTCTTAAGAAAAAGTATTCAAAGAAGTCACTAAATGCTGAACAAAAGAAATTAGCTCAAGGAATTTCTGAAGCTATTATTTTAGGATCAGAATCGGATAATTGGTTGTCAACTGCTACAGATGTTTTGAATGATCCTAGTAAATTAGATAAGCTTGGAATACTTAATGCAGTTCAAAATACTGCTGGGGAGCATGATTTAGATAGTTATGCTGCTGCACTTTTATATCACAGTACTAAATATTCCGTGTAAAATTTAATTAATATGTTCCTTTATCGTACTAAATTTGATAATATAGTTACTGCTTCTTTGAATTTTGATAATAATGTTTTATTGTCACAAGCTTCATTGGAGCCGCTTAGATCAATAATTCCATCATCAGTTAATTTAGAAAAGAATGTAGACTTGGTTGGTGCTGCATTTAACGCTGCCGTTGTAAATCGTTTCAATAAGAATGGTGATGGTATTGATACTAATACTGCTATTGCATTTAAAAAATATTTTATTCATAAACCAACAAACATCGAACATAAGAAACAAAGAGTAGTAGGGCATATTGTTAATTCTGCTTTTTCTTCTTATGGAGAAAATAAAATTCTATCAGATGAAGATGTTAGAGGGACATTAAATCCATTTAATATAGCTTTGGCCGCTGTTGTTTATAAAACAGTTGATCGTAATTTTGCGGATGCACTTATGGATTCAAATGATCCTGAGTCAGCTTTGTATGAAAAAATTAGTGCTAGTTGGGAAATTGGTTTTAATGAATATTATGTAGCTGTCGGTAGCTTAGATTTAAAGCAAGCTGAAATAATTACTAAAAAAGAACAAATCGATGAATTCAAGAAGTATCTAAGAGGTTTTGATGGTCCTGGTTATATGAATGATGGAACACCAGTATATCGTTTAGTTACTGGTCGTATTTATCCTTTAGGTATTGGATTTACTACAAATCCTGCTGCTGATGTTCAAGGAGTTGTAATTGATGATGGAACTTCAGCAATAAAAACAGATAATGAAGATGACACTGAGGAAGAAAATGATGATGAGAACGAAATGGAAACTGAAGAAGCAGAATCTTACGAAGTAAATTCTATAGATTTATTAAGCTTTAACAATAAAATATTTTCACAAAAAGAAAAAGAACCTGTAAATAATACCAAAACTAAAACTATGGATTTAGAACAAATACTATCTGCATTAAAAACGGTTCTCGCTGAAAAGCAAGAATCTACTAAGTTTAGTGAGGAAGCTGTAGCTTCAATTTCAGCAAAGATTGCTGAAAGCATTAAACTCAAGAATGATGAAATCAAGCAAGAGATGGAAAAGGCCGAAGTCGCTAAGGCTGAAGCTATCGCTCAAGCTGAACAATTCAAGAAGGATCTTGAAGAGAATAACAAGAAGCTCACCGAAACTGTAGCTAAGTTGGAAGAGCTTCAAAACACAATTTCCGCTCAAGCCGCTCAAGAACTATTCAGTTCCAGAATGAGTGCGCTTGATAGCGAATACGATCTTGATGAAGTAGATCGTCAATATCTCGCTAAAGAAGTATCTGCTCTAGCTAACACTGATGAAGCTTTCGCTTCATACAAAGAAAAGCTCGCCGTTCTATTTAGACATAAGAACAAGGCTTCCAAGCTAGATCAAGACAAGATTTTCCAAGAAAAGCTAGAAGCCGAATTGGCTAAGAGAATGGGACAAGTTAAGACTCAACCAACTGAAGTTGTCGAAAAGACAGTTGAGGTTGAAACAGCTTTGGCTAATGCCAAACGCGAAGAGCCAGCTATACCCGCTCAGTCAATTACACCTTCTGAGACAAAGACTTCTTGGAAAGAAAGACTAGGTAAGGCTTTCAGCAAAGAAAACGTAACAGTTAAATTTTAAAAATATATGTCACTAAGATTATATCCATTCAGACAGTATAGCGACGTTGATGTTGTCAACATGTTCGCAAGCGACACTGTTGATTCCACCCCATCTACAAATGGTAATGGTTCAGCCGGTGTTTTCGTCAAGGTATCTGCTGGTAACTTGGATCTAGATCCAATTCAATACACAGCTACCGATATCACAAATACACTAGGTAAAGCAGATTATCCTTTCTTGGGTGCTGCTCAATATCCTGCTGTACCTTTGAAGTTTACTGCGGCTACCGCTGGTGAGCCAGTTCTCGGTATTACGCTAAACCAAACTCTCGCCACCGATGAAAATGGCGAAAGACTACTTTATAATCCTGTAAAGAGAGCTGAACTACAAGCTGTTCTTTCTGGACAGGCTGTTCCAGTCGCCACCCGTGGTATCTTCACTCTTGCTGATACCGCTATTGACTGGGTAGATGCTTCAATGACTGTAAACAATCACCTCGTTATCTCTGCTAACGCTGGTAAGGTTTCCGGTCTAGCTGCTTCAGCCGTATCTCCAATCACCGGATCTACCAGCATCATTGGTAGAATTCTCGGAACTGGTCAGCGTGTTTCTCAGAATGGTAAGAGCGATTATTTCGCTGGAACCACAACTGGAAAGTACGCTCTCGTTCAGATCGATTGTACCACATCTTACGTTGTCTAATCTAATTTAACCATCTTATAAATATGAAAATCGTTTTAAAGAGAACAGATGAACAAGTCGAGCTAATCAAAGCTCTAGCCTCAAAGAACCGTGAAGTAGCCTTCGATGCTCAAGTAGCTTTGGCTGAATTCATTGGACCAGTTTTGGCTGAAGTTATTAATAACGCTCCAACTATCTCCAACTTGTTCACAAGTCTTCAGTTCAACGCTGAAGATAATCCTTCAATTCCTCTCGATCTATACTATGACATTTTCGATGAGGACTATATCAAGGTTTACAGCCAGAGCGTAGCTGGTGGTCTACCTCAGAACGTAGTTCAACCTCTCGCTTCTGAGTTAAAGATCGCTACCTATCGTCTTGATAGTGCTGTAGCTTTCGACAAGAAGTACGCTGCCAAGAGCCGTCTAGATGTAGTTAGCAAGTCTTTCACTCGCGTAGCTCAAGAAGTTATGCTAAAGCAAGAGAGAACTTCTGCTAACCTAGTAATGACTGCTCTAGCTCAAGCTTCAACTGGTAATGATAGCACTGCTGCTAACAATTATCACGTTTTCCGTTCTGCTGCTGCTGGTCGTTTCGTTCTAAACGACTTGAACAAGCTATTCACCAAAATCAAGCGTATCAACGCTTCATTCGTTGGTGGTACTCCTTCTGGTGCTCGTAGAGGTCTAACCGATCTTATCGTTTCTCCAGAAATCATCGAAGAGATCCGTGGTATGGCTTATAACCCAATCAATACCAAGGGTAGCTTGACAACTGGTAACGCTGCAAGCCAAACCGCTTCTAACGCTCCTATCGCTGCTACCGATGAAATCCGTAACCAACTCTTCAACCAAGCTGGTCTACCTGAGTTCTTCGGAGTTTCAATCATGGAAATCCTAGAGTTCGGTGTTGGTAAGAAGTTCACCACCATCTTCGATACAGTCGCTGGTTCTACAGCTTATGCTGATAACTACGCTGTACAGTCAAACAGTGGAACTGCTCAACAGTTCCTCGCTACTGAGCAGATCGTTGTTGGTCTTGACAGAAGCCGCGATTCTCTAATCCGCGCCGTCGCTGTTGATGCTGACAGTGGTTCTGAATTCAACCTCGTCGCTGATGATCAGTATACACTCCGTCAGGGTAAGATCGGTTACTATGGTGCTTTGGAAGAGGGCCGTATGGTTCTCGACAATCGCGCTCTAGTTGGATTGATTGTCTAATATAAAAGTCGGTTCGTCATAAATTAGGCGTTATCCGAAAGGGTAACGCCTTTTTTATTGAATAATATAAAATTTATCTAATATAGTATATGGCTAAAAAGTCAACAAAAAATAAATCAACAAATGCAAAGAAAAATGAAGAAATTAAAAAGCCTGAACCACAGAAGTCTGAACTTGACAGTCTGACTTTGGCTGATGGGAAAGTTTATACCGATCCAGATATCGAAAAGGTCAAAAAGCTTGAAGAAGTTCTCGGTATCAAAAAGATGAATCCATTTGGTACATCTAATATTGATATATTTAAGGAAAGGCTAAATGAAATGACAATCGTTGATTTGCAACATATGTGCGAAAAGGTTGGAATTTTCGCCAGCGGATCACGCCAACAAATTAAAGAGAAACTTTTGCGCGAATTTAAGTCAACAAATAAGGGAACTATTTCTATGTTGGTGAATAATCCTTCTTTAGTTCTAGATCCTAACAATCCAAAGCATCAAAAAACTTTAAAAATTCTACGCGAAATATAATATATATAAATTATGGAGCAAACTCAAAATAATCAAATTAATCTCTCTCAAGTTAGTGACATTCAACTAAAGGCTTTCGCTTATGATGAGCTAGGAAAGATTGAAATGGCTCAAGCAAATCTAAGACTAATTAATCAAGAACTAGCTAATCGCTCTAAGAATAATTCTGGTGCTTCTAGCAATGGAGTTGTGAATCCACAGCTTCCAGTAGTGAATTAAAAAATTTAATTTTAACGCCAACCCAAGCGAAAGCTTGGGTTTTTTTTGTCACCTGTTTTAATAAATAGTGTAATATATTATCAAATGGCGACACAGTTATCAGTTATAAGAGGAGACACATTTCCAACGCAAACAATAACTGTAACATCTGAGGTTTTAGATTTTACAAATATAGTTTGCACAGGACAGATTAGACCACACCCAGATGGAAATCTAATCTACCAATTTGTTCCTACAGTAGTATCCGGTTTAAATAAAACTGGTATTGTTGAATTTAGTATTCCTTCTTCAGTAACAAAAACATTTCCTCCCATAAATCTTTATGGTGATTTGCATTTTTATTCTACAGGAATTTTAGATCGTACTCTTTTTGAATTCAGATTAGATGTGCAACAAGATGTAACACAATTATAAAATGGCAACCATTAATATAAATGCGGATACAAATTCTAATAATGTCAATATTAATGTTGCTCAAAATGGTTCTATAGCTACTAAAGATAGCGTTAATAAAAATGACATTGTTGTTACATCTGTTTTGCCACCATCTATTGGAACTAAAGTAATTGAAAGAGGACCACCTGGAATACCCGGAACTTCAGGAACAAGTGGATCATCTGGAAGTTCAGGATCTTCAGGAAACTCTGGATCAAGCGGAACATCAGGAATTAATGGAACTAGTGGTTCTTCTGGAAGTTCGGCGTCTTCTGGAACTAGTGGAACTTCAGGTAGCTCTGGTTCAAGTGGTACATCAGCTAGTAGTGGTACTTCTGGATCTACTGGTAGTTCAGGCACTTCTGCTTCAAGTGGAACATCTGGTAGTTCAGGAACATCTGGTACATCAGGAAGTTCGGCCTCAAGTGGAACGTCAGGAACTTCAGGAAGTTCTGGTAGCACAGGATCTTCTGGTACGTCTGGAGTAAATGGAACATCAGGTACATCTGGATCAAATGGATCATCTGGAACTTCTGGACAAAATGGATCTTCAGGTTCATCTGGAACTTCAGCTTCATCTGGAACTTCAGGCACTTCTGCATCATCTGGTACTTCAGGATCAACAGGATCTTCTGGAACTTCGGGATCAAATGGATCTTCTGGAACTTCGGGATCAAATGGATCTTCTGGAACTTCAGGATCAAATGGATCTTCTGGAACTTCTGGATCTTCTGCTTCATCTGGAACCTCGGGTACAAGAGGTTCTTCTGGTTCTTCTGGTAGCAGCGGATCATCAGCAAGTTCAGGAACTAGTGGTTCTTCTGGAACGTCTGGGCAGAATGGATCTTCAGGCTCATCTGGCACTTCAGCTTCATCTGGAACTTCAGGAAGTTCTGCTTCTTCAGGAACTTCTGGATCAACAGGTTCTTCTGGATCATCTGGTATAAATGGATCTTCTGGAACTTCTGGATCAAATGGCTCATCAGGTACTTCTGGATTAAATGGATCATCTGGAAGTTCAGGAACTTCTGCTTCTTCAGGAACTTCTGGATCTACAGGATCATCTGGAACTTCAGGAATAAATGGTTCCTCTGGAACTTCTGGATCTAACGGTTCATCTGGGACTTCTGGATCTAATGGTTCGTCTGGAACTTCTGGATTAAATGGATCATCAGGAAGTTCAGGCACTTCTGCTACTTCAGGAACTTCTGGATCTACAGGATCATCTGGAACGACAGGATCTTCTGGCACATCAGGTGTTAATGGTTCTTCAGGTACTTCAGGTATATCAGGTTTGTCAGGTTCATCAGGATCTTCTGGATCAAGTGGTACATCAGCATCTTCTGGAACAAGCGGATCTTCAGGAGTCTCTGGTAGTAGTGGTTCTTCTGGAACAAATGGAGCAAATGGATCTCATGGTTCTTCAGGAATATCTGGAAGCTCTGGTTCATCGGGAACATCAGCTTCTTCAGGATCATCAGGTTCATCAGGATCAAGCGGTACTTCAGCATCATCAGGAACTAGCGGTTCTTCTGGAACTTCTGGAAATCCCGGTACGTCAGGATCATCTGGCACTTCAGCATCGTCTGGCTCATCAGGATCAAGTGGAACTTCAGCATCATCAGGAACTAGCGGTTCTTCTGGAACTTCTGGAAATCCCGGTACGTCAGGATCATCTGGCACTTC